TTCGTACCTGCCAGCCTGGGCGCAGACTTCGTCGCTGAGTATCGAAAGATCTACGAGCGCCGTCTGGATGCCAAGCGTTCTGGTGATAAGACCACGGACGCTACGCTCAAGATTTCTCTGAACGGTACGTTCGGCAAGTTGGCTAGCCGGTACTCGGTGCTGTACTCGCCAGACCTGATGCTAGCGGTGACGCTGACCGGCCAGTTCACGCTGCTCATGTTGATTGAGTGGCTTGAGCACGCAGGGGCCACCACCCTGTCAGCCAACACCGACGGCATCGCTATCCGCTACCCTCGCGCCCTGGACGCCACCGTGCAGCGCGTAGTCAGCCGGTTCAGCGAGGTCTCGCGGTTTGTGTTTGAGTTCACCCCGTACCGGGTGCTCGCGATGAAGGACGTAAACAACTACATCGCGGTGAAGCCGGATCGTTCCCTGAAAGTGAAAGGCATCTATGCTCCGCTCTCGCTCAAGAAGAACCCCACCGCGCAGGTCTGTGCGGATGCGGTGGGGGCTTGGTTGGCCAGCGGTACACCGTTTGAAACAACGATTCGCAATGCGCCGTTTTGTGACTTCATCTCGGCGCGTAACGTCACCGGCGGAGGAGTCCAAGGTGGTGAAGTTAAGTATGAAAAACACCTCGCCAATGATGACTCTTGGGTTGAAAAACCCGTGGGTATACAAGGCGGTGAATACCTCGGTAAAGTGGTTCGTTGGTATCAGTCTAACGATCCTGATTTACCGCCGATTCGGTACAAAAACAATGGCAACAAAGTTCCTAAGACAGAGGGTGCTCGGGCATGCATGACTCTGCTTGACAAGACCGCCCACCCTGCTGACCTCGACTACGCCTGGTATCGTAAAGAGGCAATTAAGATCGCGATCGCGGTTGGCTGCTCGGCCTATTTGACCGAGGAAGAACTCTAACTCGTCGCCCCTCCACCTAAGCAACCTAGGAAACGTAAAAATGGAACAAGGTAACTCTCGCACGGTCTTTGTCGTGCAAGTAGACAACTCCAAAGACCTGTCTGACGCTAAAAAGTACGGCTCGCTGCGTGCAGTGTTCGGCAAGCCCCGCAAACCCTATGACACCGACGCCATGGTCGCTAAGGCGCGTCGCGTCCTGACCGACTGGCAACCCGGCGACTACCTGCTGATGATTGGCGACCCGACGCTGTGCGCGGTCTGCATGTCAGTAGCTAGCGAGCAGGAAGACATCATCAACGTGCTCAGCTGGGATCGTGACAGTTTCCAGTACATGCCCCAGCGTTGGGACTTTGGTCAGATGGGCATGGACTTTGACGATTTCGAAACGGCGGAAGACTAACCGCCACAACCCAAGAAAGGAGAACAAAATGTCAAAAGAGAAAGCAGCGCCCTCGTGGCAAGACACCTTGCGTAAAGGTAAACAAGAAGTGCCCCCGCGCATCGTCGTTTACGGCGGTCACGGTATCGGCAAGTCGACGCTGGCCAGCCAGTTTCCGGCCCCCATCTTCATCAGCACCGAAGACGGTCTGGACTCACTGGACGTAACCAGCTTTCCCCGCGCCAACCACATCAATGAAGTGGTCGAGAGCATCAAAACCCTCATCAAAGAGGAGCACGAGTTCAAGACCGTGGTGATTGATTCGGTTGACTGGCTGATTGAACCCCTCATCGTGAGCAATGTGGAGTCTTCGCACGATGCCAAGGACCTCGCCTATGGCAAGGGCCAGATGCTCGTCGCGGAGGAGTTCAGGGAGATCCTGCAGGGGTTGGACGTGCTGCGTCTGAAGCGCGGCATGAACGTCGTGCTCATCGCTCACGCTGCGGTCGTCAAGTTTGAAGACCCCCGCACCGAGCCGTACGATCGCTACCAGCCCAAACTGCCCAACCGCTGCAATGCGTTGCTGCAGGAGTGGGCGGACGTCATCGCCTTTGCTGCGTTCAAGGTCATCATCCGCAAGTCTGACACTGGCTTCAACAACCAGAAGACCCGTGGTGTGACGACCGGCGAGCGGTTGCTTCACTTCATTGAGAACCCCGCTTACGCCGCAAAGAATCGGTACAACTGTCCCGATGAGATTGAGATGTCAATCGCCAATCTCGAAAAACTGATCCCCATCGCCAAGTAACCTAAAGGAGAAATCAACATGGCAAAGTTTGGATTCGACGTTTCTGACGTCACCCCCGACACCGGCGCAACCGGTGGTTCTTACGACCCTATCCCCGAGGGTGAGTACGTGCTCAAGGCGCTCGACGCTGAAGAGAAAACGACCAGCAAGGGCGACGGCTCGTATATCAAAGTAAAGTTCGAGGTCGCCAAGGGCGAGTACACCGGTCGCCTGCTGTGGCAAAACTTCAACATCAACAACCCGAGCGAGAAGGCCCAGCGTATTGGTCGTCAGCAGCTGGTGGCGTGGGCAACAGCCTGCGGCAAGCCCGATGCCGACGATACCGACAAACTGCTTGACAAGCCGTTCCGCGCCGACGTGACCATTGAGAAGGGTACCGGTGGTTATAGCGACAGCAACCGCATCAAGGCGTTCCTGTTTGAGCAGGCTGAGAGCGCCGCGCCGAAGCCCGCTGCCAAGGCCGCGCCTAAGGCCGCAGCCCCCGCGCCCGCCGCTAAGTCCGCCAACCCCTGGGACTAAGCCATGGTAGCCATCCCGCCCAAAGCCGAGCAGCAGATCATTAACCGGGTCTACGCTGCTATTCAGAAAGAGAAGGCAGATCCTGATCTGTACCTCGGGCGGCTTGGCTCGTCTTTCATAGGCGAGGAGTGCATCCGTCAAATTTGGCTCGACTGGCGAGGCTTTGCCCGCGAGCAGTTTGAGGGGCGCATGCTTCGCCTATTTGAGACCGGGCACCTGCAAGAGACGCGAATCGTAGAAGACTTGCGCCGCGCAGGGTTCGCGGTCTGGGACAAACGCGAAGACGGTCGCCAGTACGAATTCACTGACGAGTCCGGCCACTTCATCACCAAGGTGGACGGCGTCATCAAGGATGTCCCTGAGAGCGACAAGCCGCACGTGCTCGAGGTCAAGACGCACAACAAGAACAGCTTCAGTTCTCTCGTCAAGAAGGGTGTTCAAGAGGCCAAGCCGCTGCACTATGCGCAGGTTCAAATCAGCATGGCGCTCGGCGGCTTTACACGGGCGCTCTACGTGGCGGTCTGTAAGGACGACGAGCAGTTCTACGTTGAGCGGGTTCGCGAGGACAAGGCTGAGCAGGCCAAACTGCAGCAGAAGATCATCAAACTGACCGAGGCCCGGCTCCGTCCGGCGGGTATCAGCGACGACGGTAGCAGCTTCGGCTGCAAGTTCTGCAGCATGAAGGCCGTATGCACAAAGGAAGTAGAACCGCTGCGCCACTGCCGCACGTGCACCATGTGTACGCCTGGGGCTGAGGGTAAGTGGGTCTGTGAACTCAACAAAGATACGCTCAGCATCGACCGCCAGCGGTTGGGCTGTGAACATTACGAGGCTTTATGATCACTATCGGCATTGACCCGGGCCTAAGTGGCGCGATCGGGATACTCAAAGACGGCGCGTACGTAGGCGTGGAGGATATGCCGATTGTGGCAAAAGGCTCTGGCGCTGTCAAGAACGAAGTCGACCCCGCCGGGCTAGCCGCCTTGCTCCGCACATACGCCCCGGCTGAGGAGGCCGTGTCGGTTGTGCTTGAGCGGGTGAATGCTATGCCCGGGCAGGGGTCGTCTTCAATCTTCAGCCTGGGGGACAGCTTCGGCTGCGCCCGGTCTGTTGTGGCGACGTGTCGCTTAGAATTGACGTATGTCACCCCGGCACTGTGGAAGAAGCATTTCAAACTGACCAGTGACAAAGAACTCGGCAGGGCGTTAGCGGTTCGCATGTTCCCCGACGCCCCGCTTAACCTCAAGAAGCATGCAGATCGTGCCGAGGCGCTCCTTATGGCGCGTTGGCTATACGAGGCCCGCTACAAATGAGAATCGATGCTAGAATCTGCGGTATACCGTGTGAGGTGGAGATGGTGAGCGGTCACTATCAGAAGCCCTGGCGCGGTAGCCCGCACAATTGCCCCAGCGACTGGGATTACTACGGTGGCTGGTTTGATGTTGAGTTCGAGGTGTATGACCGTAAAGGTTATCGCGCCAAATGGCTCGAAAGGAAGATGACCGCCGAGGACGAGGCTCGGATACTTGAGCAGCTGACCGAGGCGGCAGGTGATGACTACTGAAAGGATACCTATGGAAGTGTTTGAACCGACGTGCCCTTGGCACATTCAAGTGGGTGACTTGTTCATCGCGCCGGGCCGAGTACCTAACTCGGGCACCGTGTGGATCGGTGAAGTGGACGGGGCTGAAGGCGGCGAGTTCCGCGCTGAAGACCTCGCACCACTGCTGCGCAAGTTTTACGACGAGAACTTCTGATGAACTTCGTCTGCCCGCTCCCACCCGTCAAAGTCTACGTACGAGCCGAGTACTTGTACGATCATCAGTCGCATCACGGTGAACTCATACCCGGTATCTGGTGTAGCGTCAAAGCAATCCGGGGGCAAGCCTTCCGGTTTGAGACTTACCTGCCGACCTTTGGGGCGCTGTACGACAAGCTGCCTATCAGCGCCTTCATGGCAATGAACCCCAAGGCTCCAGACGACCAACCGCTACTCGAGCTTGATGTGCTTGAGATATGGGACGCGCTAGCGTACTACGTCACTGTGATTGACAAACCCTTGCTCAAAGGGTTGCGCTCTGAATTCTACGGCAAGGACGGTAAGCTACACGCCGGTGAATATTTGTTCACGCTAGACACGTGCAACCCCGACCCGCGCATCCCTGACTTCACCTTCAGCGAGGCCGCAGAAGACCACAAGAGCTACAACTTGATGCAGCTTGACAACGGGCAGTTCGCGCTCCAGCCGAACAACCGCTGCCGGTTCTATGACCCCGCCTTTAACCCGAAGGAGATGAAGTTTCCGGACTTCAAAGTCGCGACGAGTAACTACAGCGTTGAAAACACCGCCAAGTGGCGGCTCGGCGACACCGACGACGTGATGTATGGTCAAAGGGCTGATGCCTAAGCGCGTCAATCGTCAAGTCGGTATGAACCCCATCGCTCGGGCGGTGGCGCGGGAGAACTTGCGTAAAGCAATCACAGACCAAAAGATCCAGCTCTACTTGTTGCGGGAAGGCGCTGAATGCCGAGGCATTTGCGTACCTATTCTGCTTCTATTAACAGCGTTCGTAACCGCCGCCGAGCGGGACAAGAACGTGGGCGCTGACGTGCGCGAAGTGCGCATCCTTAAGGGTGCGATCTCTGCGTGCAATCAGATGATAACCGATAACTTATACCGCCAGGCAAACACCACCACGCTCGACGTCGCACTTGACTGCGCCGTTGAGTTGAGCAAGAAGGTTGACCCCGTCTTGTTCAACACCGCGTGGAACGAGTTGTCCGGCGGTATATTGTGAATTGCTGGGCTTACATTTACGACCTGTTGGGGCCGGGGCTACA